ATGAAAGGTATCAAGCAACTCGCTGGCAAGTTCAACCCGGTCCGTTCGTTCCGTAACGGCTGTATCGCCGTTGGCTCCATGGTCGGCGCCGCCGCTGCCAACGCCGCTGATAGCGCCGTTGTCGAGGGTGCTAAGACCGGCCTCGCCAATGCTCAAGCTGGCGGTGAAAGCGTAGGCGGGCAGGTGGTTATCTGCGTCGCGGCGCTGGTCGTGGTCACCATCGTGGTCCAGATGATCCGCAAGGCGTGATGTGATCTGGTCCGCCCTGGCTGGGAT